AAGGAAATTATGATGTTGATTGTTTAACAGGTGTATCTGCATCAAGTGGTACACATGATATTCTACAAGCTGTAATCACAAAACTTTGTGATGTGGATGCTGCATTAGTAGCTCTTGCTGTAGATGTAGATACAAACTATGTTAAACTTGCTGATCTAGATGCATTAATACAAGCCTATCTAGATTCAATAACTCCAACCACTCAACAGAACGCTAAGATGGTTCCATTCACTGCAGTGGAATACTATGGTCCATTATCTAATTTTGATGGTTCTGGAGCAGGTATTGCAGGCTTAGGATGGGATAAGATTTATATATGTAATGGATCTAATGGTACTCCTGATAAAAGGGGTAGAGTGGGTGTAGGTGTAACAACAGGTGTTCCTGGAGGAGCAATGTCTGCTGCAGTAGATCCAGCTATTCCAGGTAATCCTACATACACATTAAACTCAGTGAATGGCACAAACAATGTACTTTTAACTACAACACAAATTCCTGCACATACACATACAAACACTGTATCAGTCACACCACATACTCACTTCTTATATTCTAATACTATAAATAGCACTGGTGGACAAATAGTGAATACTACAGATAATGTTGCAAGATCTAGATCTATTACTACTGATCCATTAAACTATGAGATAATGTCATCTACTACAACACCAACTTTAGGTAAAAGTAGTTCTGCACAAGACACTGTTTCTGTATCTATACAAAATGCAGGAGGTGGTTTATCACATCCAAATTATCAGCCAGCTTTGGCAACAAATTATATTATATATATTCCTTAATTTTAAAATATGGCATGTTTACCTGGAATGAATTGTTATGATGCTTACAGAGTTGCTTATCCATTTGCTTTTGATTCTCCTTGTGACACAACACCATGTTCAACAAGTAATAAGATTATATATAATGGACCAAACCTTGCCTGTACAGGTATTCAATCAACTGATACAGTTGAAGTTGCTTTACAAAAAATAGATGAAAAAATATGTTCTGATGAGTTTGTAGGACAGATAATAAACACTATTAAAAACAATCCTATTCTTCAAGCATACTTTTGTCAATTGGTAAATACATGTCCTGCAACAACCACCACTACTACAACAAGTATATAAACCAATAAGATATGATGACAGTATTAATAACATTAACAACAGCAGGTTCTGATACAGGACCATTTGATCTTTATTCAGATGTAGATGGGTTTGTAGTTCCTTTTGAAAACAATGTACCTAAAGCTTCTTTAGTATCAGGATACACTTCTTCTTTAGTTCCAAATGGAACTGTAGTGATAAGAGTGACATCTGATTCTGTATGTACCAATTACATTGATTTAATTATTAGTGGTACCACCACAACTACATCTACAAGTAGTACAACATCTACTAGTACTAGCACTACTACCACAACCACTACATCTGGCCCAATAATGGGAACTTTATATGGATTATATGGATACGCTGATATTTCAGGAGAAGCATGTACACAATCTGGTGGAAGCTGGGTTTCATATGGATCTCCACAATTAGCAGTGTATGCAGTTTCATCTACTTCTATAGGAGTGACACAATTCTTTAATGATAGTAGTCTACTAGTTCCATTTGATGATCCAGCAGCATATAATAAACAACTATCGTATTCATTAGGATCAAATCCAACTGATTTATATACAGCGTATTATAGTAATACATTAGTAATATCAAGTCAAACTGATTGTTTTTAAAATACAAAAATCCTGTTTTGTTGGTTTTACAGGATTCTCCTGAGATTAATTTCTCAGGAGTTTTTTATTTTATAACTAAATTGATTATAGACAATAACATAGTTAGTTTAAATTATTTGGTATTTTAAAAAACTATTTTGTATCTTTACTAAATTTTTATCTAAACTCGACTATATATGTCTGAAAACCAAGAGCTTCTATATCAGTTAAAAAGATTATTGAAGCAAAAAGGAAGTAAAAGTTTTTATGCCAAAAAGCTTGGAATTAGTGAGATTGAAGTGAGTGATTTACTTAACCAGTTGAAAAACAACAATGTAGATTATCAATCATCTCGTAAAGTGAACAATGAAGCAGGAACAATAGAAAGTACATTAATATTAGACTTTGAGCCTAAAGATGATATTGAATTAGCCAAATTACATAAAGTTAATCTAGACAAATATATTATCACTAGATATTGGTCTAAGTTATTACCTTCAGGAAAGTTTAGTTCTTCAGTATTCTCTTCATTAAAACAACCTAAAGATTACACACCAGAAGACTTTGCTAAATTTTTAGTAGATTATAAATCTAACTATAAAGAACAAGTTCAACCTAAGAACGAACGTGCTAAAGTGATAGATGTTGAAATATCTCTATCTGATTATCACTTAGCTAAAAGACATATAGATGGAGATAACTCACCATCTAAAAGATGTAAAAGATATTTTAAAGCAGCTACATCATTAGTATATGATGTAAAAGCATTGTATGATATTGATAAAATTATATTTCCAATATCAAACGATTTCTTTCATACAGATAATTATCAAAATCAAACAACTAGTGGTACACCACAAGATACTATTATTGATTATGCTAATGAGTATGAAGTAGGATTCTCTCTACTTGTAGAGACTATCACTATGATGAAAAAAGTTTCTAGTGAAGTGATTGTTGTATTAGTACAAGGTAATCATGATAAGACTAAGTCTTATTATCTAGCACATGCTTTAGAAGTTTACTTTGCAGCAGATCCTAATATCATCTTTAATAGAGAACATAGTGTAGTTAAAGCTGTTTTATTAGGTAACACTTTTATCGGTTATCATCATGGTAACTGTAAGATAGAAGATCTTCCTTTATTGTTTGCAACACATCCTGAATATAGTCAAGCATTTGGTAATGCTACTTATAGAGAAGTGCATACAGGAGATAAGCATCACTACATGGCTAAAGAAATTAAAGGAGTGAGAATACAACAGATGCCTAGTTTATCTGGAACAGATAGATGGCATTTAGATAATAATTTTGTACATAGTATTAGAGCAGCTCTTGCTTTAGTTTATGATAAAGATTTAGGTAAAATAAGTGAATTCGAATTTAGATTGTAAATAATGGCAACATTAAGAAAGTTAGTTTCAGACATACGTTCTATGCATAAAATCCTATCAACAGATAGTTTGATTACAGATAGAGCTATTGCTTCTGAGGTTAGAAATAATAGTATCTTATTGATTAAGAGAGAGACTAACCTTAGAAAACTTTGGGCTACTAGTACTCTATTCACTACTATTCCATGCCTTGAAATGATTGAGGTTCCTATTTCTGAATGTTGTGATTATCAAGATCCTTGTAGTGTTGCAAGAAGTAGATTTAAACTTCCTCGTATATCTGAAGGAAATTATCAATATTTAATTCAAGGTGTGTACTCAATCAATGCAATGAGTGGAATAGGTAAAAAATTAAAAGAGATTACTATAAATAGATATATCAATTTATTAAAACTTCCTATCATAAAGAATCAAGAATATTATTGGATATTAAATGGTTACTTATATGTAAATAATCCATTGCTTAAAGCAATTAGAATTTCTGCTTGTTTTGAACAAGAAGTGCCTAATGAAGTGATGTATCCTGAATCTGGATGTGGAGGTTGTGGACCAACTGATGAAGATTGGTGTATGAATCCATTAGATAAACCATTTTCTCTTCCAGGATATTTAGAGAAGCAAGTGTTAGATTTAACATCACAAAAACTTCTATCTACCTTCTTCCAATTAAAAACTGATGTTTCAGCAGATAATCTAGATGGTCAAGCTCCTAATGTACCACCAACAAGATAACATACATGCGTACCAAAGTTGATTGGAGAAGTTCTAGTAAAGATAATTATAACAACTTCTGTAAGAAACATAATTCTATAAAGATATCATTCGATGAATGGAAAATTATAGTCTATGCGTTTAATGAATCTTATAAAGAATATATTCTAGAAACTGGTGAGAGAGCAAAACTTCCTTTTGGTTTTGGAGAGTTCTCAATCAACAAAAAGAAGAGAAGAAAAACAAAAGGAATAAATGGCAAAGAGTTTGTCAATCTTCCTATAGATTGGCAAAAAACTAAAGAGAAGGGTAAAGTAATTTATAACTTCAACTACCATACAGAAGGCTACTTCTTTGGATGGATGTGGTTTAAAGATACAGCTAGATTCAAACATCTAGAACTATGGTACTTTAAACCTTCAAGAGCTACATCAAGACTACTATCACATTTCCTTAAAATTGAGGATAAATATCAATATCTCTATCAAGAGTGGAAAAAATAATTTAATATTATGAGTTACTATTATAAATATAATTTTGTTTCTCCTGAACCTGTTTACTCAACTGTAAAGGAAGAATTAAAAAGCTACTTTGATACAGGTGCTGTGGATGACTTAATGTTTCCCACCTATCTTGATAAGTGTCTTAGAAAATTAGGAAGATCTTCTTATGTAATTGCAGAAGTAATTTTGGAAATTAGAGACTTTGAAGCTAGACTCCCTGACAACTTTTTTGCTGTTAGAGAAGCTTGGAGATGTTCAGCACTTCCTGTAGATAATCAAGACTCTGGATCTTTTTATTCTCAAGCTACATTAACAGAGAATATTCAAGTGAGACCTCTAGATGTAGGGGGAGATCCTTGTTCATCTCCTGGATGTATAGATCCTAATTGTAATGGTACTTGCACTGTAATAGAGCAGACTATATACAAAAGCACTGTGTCTTCTTCTGTAAACTTTAAGAGAGAATACTTACTAAAACCAGGAAGTATTTCTGCACATAGAAATTGTACAGTGGATTATACAGAAGCTTGGTCTTTTACAAATGAAGCTCAGAATAGAGAATTTACGCCAGGATCATCTAGTTATGATTCTTTTGACATTAGAGACAATAAGTTTGTTACTAATTTTAGAGATGGTGTTGTACATCTATTAATGTATGTTACAGAATATGATAATATTGGTAACCAAATGATCCCAGACAATTATCGTGTTAGGGAATTTGTAGAAGCTTTTATTAAATACAAAGTGTTTGAAGTTCTGTCTAATCAGATTAATGATGAAACCTTTAATCAAATACAACAGAAGATGCTATACTATAAACAACTTCATGATGAAGCATTTATAATGGCTGATATTGAAATAAAGAAACAAGATGCTTGGGCTAAACAGAGAAGAATTAAAAATGATCTGAATAGGTTTAATATGTATGAACTTCCTAATAGAACTAATAGATTCGGAAGAAGAAATAACTAAAATTAACCATGGCAGAAGATAACAATAATATAGTTAGCAAAATAAAGAATTTAGTTAGTCCTGATAGTAGTGCTGTTAATCAAGAATATAACAGTGCCACTGTTGGATTAAATTTAGATCAATCTATTAATCAGATTAATAAGGGTAGTCTTACGTATGCTTTAAATGCTGCTGTAGAAAACTTTGATGCAAATTCTGTTAACTATCAAAATGAACCAGGGAATGAGCTTTGCTTTAATTTTCCTGAAGGATATCAACTGATTGGTACTCATTCTATATTTGAAAAAAATAAACATATATTCTTTATTGTAAATCCTGAAACAGGAGATTCTGAAATAGGATATATGGATAACAATGATTGTGTATATCGCACTCTTGTTAATGCTAAATGTTTAAACTTTAACATTGATAATCCTATTCATAAATCAGTACATAAGATAACAAATTGTACTACAGAAATTTATTGGACTGATGGATTAAATCCTAGAAGATATCTAGATATAGATAAGATTCCTTATATACAAAGTTATGCATCCAATCTTTGTGATCCTCAATTCACCACTGAACTTGATTGTAATCAGTTAGAACTTCAACCTAATTTTTCTATTCCTCAGTTAGAGGTGACTGACATCAATACTGGTGGAGACTTAATTGCTGGTACATATCAATTTGCTATTCAATATTCAGATGCTATAGGATTTGGTTATTCTTCTTATTATTCAGTAACCAACCCCACACCTATTTCTGATCCACAACTCACCACTCCTAATTTTAATTATCCAGTAGGTAGATCTATTGAGCTCACTATATCTAATCTAGATGTAACAGGACAATGGCAATATTATAACTTAGCTGTTATAAAAACCATTAACGCTATTACATCTGTAGAATTAGTTGGTACATATTTTATTGATGAAGTTTCAACAGTGATAACTTACACTGGACAAAATCAAGAACAAATAAGACTTACCATTCAAGATATTTTTGAGAAGTTTCCATATTATGAAATAGCTCAAGATGTTACAATGGTGAGAGATATTCTTGTATGGGATCAATTAACATCTATAGATAAAGTTAATTACCAAAGAATAGCAAATCAAATAACTCTTCAATGGCAATCATATAGAATCCCTAATACAGAAACTTATGCTGATGGACTTAACGCAACTAACCTTCGTGGGTACATGCGTGATGAGGTGTATGCATTTGAAATTGTATTCTTATTAAAAAATGGTAAACAAACTGATGGCTTTCATATCCCAGGGAGAAGTGCAAATGCTAATGATCTATCTCCTGTTTCTCCTACCAATAATGATTTTATAGGAGAACCAGATCCTCTTACAGGAACTAGTCCTTGGTGGAAGATATATAATAGTGCCACTGTAACAGGATTTTCTCCAGAGTATAACACATCAACTAGCTATAAAGGTAATTACCAATATGGTGAATTTGCTTATTGGGAATCAACAGAAACCTATCCATGTAATGAATTAGTTTGGGGAGACTTATCAAACCAACCAATTAGACATCATAAGTTTCCAGATGCTCTTGTAAGTCCTATTTATGAGTCAGCTATATTCTCCTCTCCAGGAGCAATGACTGTACAAAAGGATGCTATATATCCTATTGGTGTAAGTGTAGACTTATCACAGATAGCAGTGTTAATTGGTTCATCAGGTCTTTCACAAACTGAGAAAGATAATATAGAAGGCTTTAAGATTGTAAGGGGAAATAGAAACACAAATAGATCTATTGTTGCAAAAGGTATTCTTAGAAATGTTGGTAAGTATGATAGAGAAGGAACTGAATACTACTACCCTAACTATCCTTATAATGATCTTTCTATAGATCCATTCTTACTAGCTCAGAATAACGCTTATACAGCAAATGCAAAAGATGGTGGTAATGCCATATGTAGAAACTTCAGTGTAACTGTTACAGAACTTGATGGTGTTAGTCCATTTATAGTTGAATACATTGATTGCTACACAAACACAATTGTTACAAAACAAGCTACATCTGTAGGAGAAACTTTAAACTTCTGTTGTCTTGATTTTCCTTCTCCAAGAATTATTAGTGGTAAGGGATGCTTTGAGTGTCATACATATGATATATATGATATCATCACTGTAGGACCTTTTACTTCTGCAAGTTTTAATATACATTTTCCCACTATAAATGCAGCTCCTGCAACTCCTTGTGGAACTGTACCATATCCTTCTCTTTGTGATTATTGTACTAAAGATCCCACTCCATCACCTGATTGCTGTACTCAGCCTCCAAATAAAACTTTAGTGGTGATGACAGGATCCACTCAATATAAATCATTAACTTTTCCTGAATGGGTAGAAGATGATAAAAATTATATTATTACAAAGGTGGGGTCTGTAGGATACGACATTTGTGTTCCTAAGAATCTAGATGGATTTAATGCAGATGGTTCTAAATATAGACATGTATTCAACTCTCCAGAAACTTCTTTTGGTCAACCATTCTTAGGAGATATTCTTAAACTTGAAAATGTAATGTTTGGAGCTGGTAGAGCTCATTTTGTTCAAGTGAGAAAGAATGCTCTTTATAAAATGATTAGTAGAGAAGCTCAAGAAGATGCATTAAAGAGCTCCACTGATATTGCTTCTATAACAGGATCATTAGATGCTTCTGTTTTATTTGCAGCATATCAATCATATCTAACTATTTATATCAATGGTATAACTAGACGTAACTATGCTTATTCATTTAACTCAATAGGTAGTTATGACTATAGTGGGTATATTGATAATGCAGCTACTAGTGCAGATGGTGTATTAGGTATTAAACAAAGAACTCTTGATATTGCTCAATATTTAATTCCTGGAGTACAGAGTGTTGGTGATGATAAAAATATAAACAACTGGCAAAGAGAATCTTCAGTTTATTTAAAAACTGATGATGCTAAACCACCATTACCATTTCCAGATAAAACACCATCTATAGCTCCTAGTGGAATACCTATGGTTACAGATGATTCAAGATTTGTTCTATCTGAAAAAGATTGTAGCAAACCTGAAGAGGTGTCTTCCACTTCTGTTGTTTCTTATTATGCTTCATTAAAGAATCAATTTATAAATCAATGGGGACAAATTTATTCGTATGATACAATAGATACTGGATTCCAAAGAGATATTACACCCATCCTTGCACCAGTGTATGATACAGTGTTTGGTGGTGATACATTTATTAGTAAGTTTGCTTTTAAAACTAAACTTCCATTCTTTATAGATAATAGAGTGGGAGCTCCTGATGATTCTGATATATTCTATGATGAGATAGGAAATGTTGCCTATCCTGAATATTGGTTTTCAGCAAGATCTGTTCTTAGTGATGTTTCTGTGGATGGTATAAATCTAAGAAACTTTATATCAATTAAAGCTCACAATCTAGATTGTCCTAATAGTCAAACTCCTGAAACTAATCCAGGAAGAACTTTCTATGATGGTAAGATGTATTTGTTTGCTTATGGTATTCCTTATTTCTATTGTGAATCAGGATATAATGTAGACTTAAGACAAGCCTTCAATAATAGAGAAGGAGATTTCTGGCCTCATGTTAGTACAGATATACCTGATGATTGGGTACAAGAAAGCAATGTAACAATTGCTCAAGATAATACATATTACTATAACACTACATTCTCTAAACAAAACACAGAAAACTTTTTCAGTCATCTTCCTATTAACTGGACTCCTGAACTATGTAAAACAGTATTTCCATTTAGAGCAATTTATTCTGATCCTCAAATAAATGATGTCACCACCATAGTGAACAATTGGTTAATTTATAGAGCTATTGCTTATTTTGATTTTCCACAGAACTATGGCAGTCTTACATCACTAGATGGTATTGAGAATAAAGCTGTTCTTGCTAGATTTGATAATAAGAGTTTATTATACAACACTTTATTAACAATCAACACAAGTAATCCACAAGCTGCTTATATAGGTAATGATTCATTATTCAGAAGTTCTCCTCCAATTGATTTTGCAGAAACAGATCTTGGATATGTAGGCTCTCAAAACAAAATGTTATTAAAGATCC